TCATGAAAGTAGAAAGTGGGCTGGGTGGTCTGCTTCGCTGATGTGCTCATGTGTTCTTGTATGTTCGCGCTTCTGATTGATTTTTCAGGGTTTAGTGCCATTCTGGTGAGATGCAAATTCCGAAGACACTTTCATCGTTCACCCAAACCTGACGTTGTTCAATGGCCTGCTGGTACATTATCTGGTACAAAACACCCCATGAGAGTGGTACAAAATTTTAATGGGGTAGCAATGGCGTTATCAGATAGCTGGCTTCGAGGGGTGAATGGTAAACCATATGCTGGCCCGAGCGAAGTGAGCGACGGTGATGGGTTGAGTGTCCGGGTCTCACCGAAGGGGGTGGTTGCGTTCCAGGTTCGGCATGTGGTCGACGGGAAGCGGGTTCGGACCTCTCTTGGTCGGTACCCGGCTCTGACCTTGCGAGAGGCCCGGATAAAGGCCGATGAGCTCAAAAGCGGTGTTGCGCCGATCAGTGCCTCGGGCGATGAGCCTACGCCTGCAGCCTTGTTTGATGAGTGGTTCGAGAAGTACGTGATGCGGGAGTGCCGAGAAGGCACCCAGAAATACTATCGCTATACCTTCTCGTCAGTGAAGAACCGCTTGCCTGACCGGCCAATCAACCAGATCACCATGGACATGTGGTTGAGCTATTTCGATGCCATCAGTGAGCGGGCTCCGGGGGTAACCCGGGCGGTGATCACGGCATTGAAGGCGTGCTTCAACTGGCATGCTCGCCGCGGCACGATCTATATGCCCAACATGATGAGTCTGCGGGCCAGGGATGTAGGCGCTCCCGCCAAGACCGGTCACCGGGTGTTGACGGTGCCAGAGGTTGCGAAGATCTGGCGGGCCATCGAGGCCAGCCGGGCTGGCACCGGCAACAAGGTGATTCATCTGCTCTGCTTGGTCTATGGGTGCAGGCTTTCCGAGGCCAGAACGCTCAAGCGTCAGGACCTGGATTTCGAGTCTATGGTCTGGACCGTGCCGGCGGAGATCAGCAAGACCGGCAGGCCTATCCGCCGCCCCATTACATCGGTGGGCAAGCAACTGTTCGAACGAGCCGCGATGGCGTCGGTGGACCCGGTCTATCTGTTCCCAGGTCAGGGGGAGGGGAATGGGCCGTTGGAGATCCACTCGTGCAATCGGCTGGTGAGCCGCTTACGCAGCAGCCTGGGGATCCCCCATTGGCGGATTCATGATGCTCGTCGAACGCTGTCGACCCGGTTATCGGAAATGGGGGTGTCGCCCCATATCACCGAAGTGATGCTGGGGCACACCCTGCTTGGCGTGATGGCTGTTTACAACAAACATGACTGGCTTGAGGATCAAGCGGCTGCCTATGAGCGCTGGTGGACAGTGATCCAGCGGGAGCTAGGCGTTGCCACTGATCCGGTTGTGGCTGTCAATCCAGGCCATGACGTGTGATTTGATCCAGCGCAGTGGCTGGTGGTCGATAGGCTTGGGAAAGGTCGCGTCTTTATTGCGGAGGTGATACAAGGCGGTTCGACCTTTTCCCAGCATCACCATCAGTTCTTTCTGCTCAATTTTCTCAATGGGCTCTAACATAAATCCTCCGGTGAATCCTAGAACGGCAGGTCGTCATCGTAATCAAATGGCGGCTCGTTGCTTTGCTGGCCCGCAGATGGGGTGGCGGCAGGCCTGGCTGGTGGCTGGGACTGAGCCTTCTGCGAACTGCCTTGCTGCGGCTTGCCGCCAAGCATCTGCAGTACCCCGGTGAAGCTGTCGACCTGCACCTCGGTGGTGTAGCGGTCCTGACCGCTTTGGTCCTGCCACTTGCGGGTCTGCAGTTTCCCTTCCACATAGACCTGTGAACCCTTCTTCAGGTACTGGCCCGCCACTTCGGCCAGCTTGCCCACAAGCACCACCCGGTGCCACTCGGTACGTTCCTTCTGCTCGCCGGTCTGCTTGTCGCGCCAGCTTTCGCTGGTGGCCAGAGAGAGGGTGGCGATCGCCATGCCACCCGAGGTGTATCTGATTTCAGGATCCTGACCCAGGTTGCCGATCAGGATGACTTTGTTGATGCCTTTCATTCATTACCCCGCGACACTTGTCCTTCTGCCAGCTGCATCTGTTCGGCATCCCGGATACAGTCATGAAGTGAGTGATGGGGGACGAACCAGTCTGGCTTTTGCCACTCATCCAGATACCCCTTGCTGCCACCAGATAGCGCATCGATGTAGGTCCGTACATCCCGCACCTGGTTGTATTTCCATGGAACCGGCAGGCTGAAGTCCTCGAACAGGGAGACCAGAATCGGCGGATCAAAGTCGGTGCCGCGGGCAAAGGGCTGTGCTCCCTTCATGAAATCGGAGAGCAGGATCAGCGCCTCCCGCACCGGGGTATTGCTGCCGTTGATGATACCGTCACGGGCCTCTTTACCCTGCTTGTTCCACCAAGCCACCGTCCCCGGGTCAACGGTGCGACCCGCCAGCAACTGCTCGGTCACATTCAGCTTGAGGTGCAGGACGTTCTCGCCCTCGGTGGAGAGGCGGCCATTGTCGATGGTGATCCCCACCTCGGCATCGTGCTTGTTGAAGCGGACGGCAGAGAGAGTGAGCACCACCGCCTTCTTGTCCATGGCCAGGGTTTCGGTATCGAATACCACGGTGTCGCCCTGATGCCGCTCGGCTTTATCGTTCATGTCGTGATTTCCTCTGGACGGTCAGCTGTTCGTGATGGTTGCAAGCAGGGCATGGATTGCGTTGATTGATACCGCCTTGTCCGCATCAGGAGCAGGAAGGGATCGCATAACCCCCTCCATCTGGCGCAACTCGGCCTCGGTGTTAACACCGATCAAGCCAGCCAGCGCCGAGCGCAGCAAGGCAATGTCAGCCTCGGCCTTTCGCAGCGGATGCGCCTTGCACACTTTGATGTGATCGGTCAGGACTTGGCTGCCATGTGCCGGGGTATCCTGCGGATATTCGTGGCCACAATACACACAGGTGAGAATTCTTTCGTTCATGTCGTGTTTTCCTCTAACCATTCTGTTCGCTTGATGCGACCGCCCAGCGATAGCCGCGGTGGTGCTTCTGCTCGCCGCGCAGGCAGCGTGAGATCATCTCCCGGTCAAACCCCATCTGGCGGTGCGCCTCGTGGATGCTGCCGAACTGGACGGTCTGGCCGTTGCGATAGGTGCCGATCACCGGCTTGCACTCCCACTGTGACGGGGTGACCTTGTCCACATATAGGCGGCGGCCTGATGCTGGCGCCCCGAGCGAGTTGCAGATCTGGCATTTCTCAACACGGGTATCGAATCTCTGTTCGCGGTGAATGGCTGCAATGATCATGCTGGCCCGCGAGGTGCTGACGTTGAACTCGGCCGCCACGTCAGCGCTGACGGCCCCCTGTGCTCTGGTGTGAACCCACTCTGCCACGTCTTGAACGATGCTCATGTAGCCCCCTTAAATCAGTGCCAGTGCCACGAAGGCGGCTAGTGTGTTGAGTGCCAGAATGGTGAGTCCGGCGGCTTGTTGTTTGATCATATCTTCCATCCGTCCTGGTCGAGTGTGGGTGCAATGGTCACCATGTCTTGCCACACCCGCGCCACCTGCTCATCGCACAGGGCCGGGGTGGCCTTGGTCGTCGACAGCCACTCCGCTTGTTCGCTGTCTTCCGGGTGGCTGGTGCCACACATCGGGCAGGTCATCTGCCATTCGTAATCTGCAATCATGGGGTGTCCTCCTGTGTCCTCACGCCATCCAATTCACACCGGCCACACTGGCCGTGCCAGCCGATAAATTCCGCCGTGCTGCCGTCGTCTAGCCACCACGATTGGCAGCGCGGGCATTGGGTGCCGCCCAGCTGGGTTAGCGCCGCGTCGAGCATCTCCAGCAGGTCACACCCGTGGTGATACTCTTTCATGGTGGTGGGGTGGGTGTGGCCGATGTGGTCACGCAGTTCGGCCAGCAGTACCGCCAGCCGTTGGTCACGCTGGCGGCGGCCCAGCAGCTCCCTATATGCGTTGGCGACAGGGTTGTCGCCGTGCGCCATGCCTTCCAAATCCTCATTGGTGAAGCTGTTGGCGACCATTTGCGCGGCGTCGGGAAGATGGTCTTGCCGTGGGGCCACGCACTCGGCCAGCGCGGTTTGCAGTATCTCGTTGGCCAGGGCTTGTCTATCGTCCATGGGGGATCTCCTTGTGGCTAATGCCCAGTTCGCGGGCCAGTTGGCGGCGTTCGAGTTCGTCGCGGAGCTGCTGGCGGCGCTTGAGGGCGTCGCTGGCGCTGTGGTCTTTCTTGAGCCCTTTGCTGCTGATGATCTTGTGGCCGTTGTGGGTGATCATGCGGAATCCTCGTCCTGAGCGGCGGCGATGCGGCCATGCTGGTCAATCGCGGTTTGCGAGAGCTGCATGGAGGCGCGGCGGATATGCTCCCCCCGCGGGTATTTATTGCGCTGCTGGTCAAAGGCGATCACCGCGTGCTGGATGACGTCATCAGGGCAGCCAGCCAGCTTTCTCAGGGCACCGGTGAAGGCGGCCACTACGTCGCGCAGGCGGGTTTTTTCCGCCTTCGGCAGGGTGGTGTACTCCTCCATCAAGGCTTCATCGCAGATGGAGATAGTGATGGCGACCTGGCGCGGGGTGTAGCGGTCGCGGATGCCATAGAGCAGGGTCAGCACGATGACAAAGCGCGACCAGTCGGCGCTGCCCAGATTGAGCTCGTTGTGCTGGTAGTCATAGGCCCACTCGGCCAAGGGTTGGTCTGGCTGTGGCTCTGCTGCTTGCTCGGCGCTCTGTTCTGCACTTTGCTCGGCCTGCTCGGCCTGCTCGGCCTGCTCGGCCTGCTCGGCGGCGGGCGCGGTCTGTTGTTGCGGCGCGGCCGGGTCGGTGACGGTCAGTGCGAGGGGGGCCGCCGGTTGGTCGGCGCTTTGTGCCAGCAGCTCGTCGGCCTTGTTGGTGGCCAGGGTGAGCAGATCCGGGGTGGTCAGGTTGTTGATGATCCAGCCCGCCAGCTCGGAGGTCTTGGCCGGGGTCAGGATGTCGGCATCATCGATCTGGTAGATGATGGCTTTGACCGCCGGGTGGCGCTGCCAGTGGGGCAGGGTGGCGGCCCGGCTGGCGGGCAGGGTAAAGCCATGGCCTATGGGGCGCGCGGCGTGCAAGTTGTCGGCCGCCAGCATCAGGCGATAGCAGATCTCGGCCGGGGTTTCGCCGTCGTTAAACCAGGTGGTCAGATATTGCCGCAGTTTGGCTTGATCGGCTTGATTGAGCGCGGCAACTTCATCGACATATCGAACCAGATAAAGACCGGGCTCGGCATAGTCAGGGTGATGTGTGCCAATAGTCGTGACCTGCTCAGCATGTTTATCTTCACCAATCGCCAACAAAGCCAGCTCTTGAGCTGCGGCCTCATTGGTCTGGTTATCGGTTGCTACCGGAGGCTCCCACTCCGCCGGCGTTGCGACGGCAGGCAGGTCTTCCAGCATGGCGGGCTCGGCATTGATTACCTTGGCAATCGCCTTGCTGGCCTCTTCGTTGAGCGCGACAGCCTGACTGTGGATCATGTCGAGGATGATGGTGCCGGTGGTGATGAGGTCGTCACGGCGCAGGCGTGCCTCGGGGCGGCGCTCGCCTTGCCAGCCGGCGTCGAAGATCACCACGGCTGAGGCAAAGCCGCTGGAGCTTGGCTTGTCCTTCTTCGGGTCGCGGGGCACGTACCAGCTCGGTACCTCAAAGCCGGTGCGCCCGCTGATGAACTGGATGAAGTCGGCATCTTCTGGCCACCAGGTTTCGCTGGTGGCGGCCTTGATGAGCAACATGATCTTGGCGCCCAGCGCCCGTTGCTCGCGGCAGTAGTTGAGGATGGCCTCCATCCCGGTGATGGGGTTCCCCTCGCTATCCGTACAGGGGCGCGAGTAGGGCGGGTTGGCGTAGGCAGCGCCCCCCAGGCGGCGCAGGTCGGCGGCCAGCTCCTGGGTGAGGGCGTTGTCTTCGGCATCGTAGTAGTGCGGCACCAGGTGGTTGCAGTCGTCGGCAAACATGTCGAGCACCACCGGCCCCAGGGTGGGGGCGAACTGGTGGAACAGGCCCCAGGCCAGCGCCTTGGGGGTCTGCCATTGGTCGCCAATCTGCTTGAGCTCGTGGTCAGGCTGGGCCTGCAGTTCGGCCAGCGCTTGGGCGTAGTGGTTCATGCCGCCACCTCGGGGCTGGTGGGGTACCAGGCAAAGCCGTCTTCGGCTTGGCGGATGACCTTGCCGCATTTCATGGCGAGGTGGAACTCGGCGGTGGCGCCCTGGCTATCTCGCCAGCCTGGGAGCATGACCAGCTCGTCGGCGAGCATGACCATGGGCAGGCTGCAGGCCATGTACTCGGCTTGGTTCAGGCCCTCGTGGAGGATGGCAGGGTTGAGCGGGATATGGCCGCGCTCACGCTGGTGGTTGGCCTCGGAATGGAAGGCGGGGCGGTTGCAGTCAGGCATGCCGGTCATGGGGCCGGCGATGTAGATGCGCTTTTGGTGGTGTTGGTTCGACATGGGTCATCCCGTGTACTGATGAGTACGGGATAAGTTAAGTCATCCAAACGCTAAAGTAAAGGTTGATGTTGTGAATGCTTAACACTACTGCTGGTAAAAGCCCGCCGTGCTGGTGGGCTTGAGTGCAGTAGTTTCTATTTCACGGCCTGAAGTTGTTTTGCAACATCTCTAGCCACTTGGGAGGCAACATCGTCCCAAGCTGCTTCCAAGATACCTGTAGCGCTCATACCGCCTATGGATGGATCATTTTTACGTGAGAAATAGGTTTTCACCCACTGACTTTTGCCCAAGGTAAGCTTGGCTTTGAATGTTATCTCACCTACGTCTAGAGAGGGGGTTACATTAAATACGCCAGCTGAATACTCGAATTTTGACTTTGCTTCAATAACATCAATCAGTAAAGGAAGACCATTTGGAGAAACCTGAGTGAAAGCGCTAATGGCTTCACTGATCCTAGCTGCCATGGCGACACCGGTCGGAATCCGGGTTTGGGATGCGCTGCCCACATAGCCAGAAGCACCTTGAACATCGATCCTGGTTGGGAAGCTTGATGGGGACCATGTGATCATGACCGCTGGCAAATCTCTATCTACAGCTTCTTTTTGGAGTTCTTGATATGTTGGATATGAGAGGCGGTTGTTGAATGGCAGCGTCACTGCACAACCACTGAGAACACTAATAGCTAGGGTTGTTATTAATAATGGTTGAACTGTTTTCATATTAATCCTTTGTTTTTATTTTTAGAACCAATGTTATTTTGACAGATTTTTCTTAGCTTATAGAAAATAAAAGCATAAGACACCATTGTTGAATTTATGGTTGTTTAATTGGCTGTCTATTAAGAGCTGAATTGTTCAGTCCTTTCACTTATAACAGTTTTCAATCACCCCAAACTATTCCAGCAAGGTGATACATTGGAATTGTTATCTGCGCTTTCTTCTTCGGCGATGTTCAACCATAGTGCCGATGATTTGGATATGCTGGCGATCCGAGCGCATGGTGGGAAAATCGTCGTTAAGTGGGACTAGTTCAAAGACCTCTTGGCCATCCTCTCCGATTCCCCTAGGGCGATATTTCTTGAACGTTGCAGCTTCCTCACCATTCTTGGCAACTACGAAATCCCCTGGGTGAGGGTGTTCGTCCGGGTCAATCAGCACCAAATCCCCTTCGACAAACTCCGGTTCCATGGAGTGGCCTTTCAACTCTATGGCAAAAGCCCGCTCCCCCAGTTCGAGGTCTGTGGTGATGTAGGCCATATTGCCATCGCACTCGCGGATCTCGTTTGGTGCTGTCCATACCCCTGCCTGCACATAGCTGATCACCGGGATCCGGTGAGTGTCTGGTGATGCTATCTCCATGTTCTGATCAGAAGGCTCGCCCTTCCCATCCATCAACCAAAACACAGAGACGGAGAGTGCCTTTGCCAACTCGGAAAGGTTCTTTGCGTCAGGGGTATATACCCCATTCTCCCACTGTGAAATGGATGCCTTGTTTGCGCCTATTTTGTCGCCGAGTTGCTGCTGGGTCATTTTCAGGCGCGACCTAGACAGCTTGATGCGTTCTCCGATGCTCATAGTTAAGTAATTTAAACCTTTTGGCGTTAATTGTGCTTGACCGGAGAGTTGCGCTTACTTAACCTTTCCTCATCGACAGGAGGGGCTATGAAGAAACTAGACGTTATCGCCTACTTTGGCGGGGTAACAAAGACCGCGAAAGCACTCGGCATAAGCAAGTCGGCAGTGTCGCTATGGGGGGAAGAAATCCCTTACGGTCGCGCTTGTCAGGTCCAGCTCCTCACCAAGGGGAAGCTGAAAGCTGAGCAGGTGCGACCATCATGACAAAACCCACCAGAACAACCACGAGAGTGAAGCGGGAACACTCCCACCTTTCTGACCCCATTGACGCCGCTTATCAGCTGAGCCGCCGGTACAACATCACCGACCTGGCCCGCCTGATGGGCTCCAAGCGCCCGACCACCCTGAACAACAAGTTCAATCCTGCTTGCGAAGACCACCACCTGACCCTGTCCGAGGCGATGGCGGTGACCGAGCTGACCGGTGATAACGCCATCCTGCAGGCCTGGGCGCTGGCCCGCGGCCATACGCTGGTGGCCCTGCCGGATAGCACGGTGACCGAAGAGGAACTGGCTGACCAGGTGATGCTGGTGGGTGAGGTGGTGGCGGCGGTGTTTGGTGAGCTGCGTGAAGCGCGGCAAGACGGGGTGATTGACCCGATCGAGCGTCAGGCGATTACGGCGGCAGTGCATCGCGCCATCAGGGAGCTGTTGAGTTTGGAGGAGTCAGTGGCAAGTCAGGTTCGCCCGTTGCCAGTGGCCGTGCAAGGAGGAGCGAAGTGATGAACGTCGTTGAAATGAATCGGGCCCGCGCTGCGCGAACAGCCGGACCCACGGTCGATTTCACTGGAGAAAACAACATGCATAAGCGTACCGAAGCTGGCGCCAAAGCGCAAGGCAAGCGCCGTAACGTGATCCCGGCTGTGATCCCCCGTCTGGTGGAGAGTCAGGGCCAGTCCTATCTGGTCTATGGCGGTCTGCTGCGCGGCATCAAGATCCCGGCAACCAAAGAGCAGGCCAAGCGTCACCTGAACTGCCTGATGCAGCACCTGCAGGAGGTGGCTCATGGGTAACCTTGCCACCGTTATTCAATTCCCAGCTCATAGCGCACCAGCGAAGCCACAGGAGGTTCGGGTGGTTGATTTAGATAACGGCTTCTTGCGGTTGGCCAGTGAGCTGGTGGATGAGATGGCCAAGCCGAGCAATGACTTCTCCAAGCTGGAGTTTCGCATTTTGTTGGTGGTCACCCGCAAGACATACGGCTTCAACAAGAAGCTGGATTGGATCTCTGGGGCACAGTTTGCCGAGGCTACCGGAATGACTGAGAACAAAGCGAGAGATGTGGTGCGCGCCCTGGTTAAGCGCCGTGTCTTGGTGCGTGAAGGTAGAAAGTTGGGCTGGAATACCACCATTTCAGAGTGGGAAACAAAACAACCCAAGAACAAGGTTAATAACCCCAAAGAAGGGTTGAAAAACAACCCTAAAACAGGGTTTAGCACAACCTCAGATCAGGGTCACACAAAAGACAATATCCAAAAGACAAGAAAGACAAAAGATCAAAACACTAGCGCCGAGCCCGCTATCGCGGCCTCCACGCCGGTGGTGATTGAATCTGTTTCTGCTGAGCCTGTTTTACTGCCAGCCAAGCTGTCAGCACAGCAGGAGCCTGTGGTGATCACCATGCCGCTAAACAGCGGGGAGCATCAGGTCACCGAATCGTTCGCTGCCCAGATGCAAGCCCTGTATCCGGCGGTGGATGTGGCCCAAGAGCTGCGCACCATGACTGGCTGGCTGATTGCCAACCCCACCAAGCGCAAGACCAAGACTGGCATCAACCGGTTTATCAACGCCTGGCTGTCGAAGTGCCAAGACCGTGGCGGCAGCAATGGCCTGCAGGCCTTCACGCCGCGCCGCAATGACCACACCGACCTGACCCAGACTATGACCGCCGCCGAGCTCAACCAGCGCATGCGGGAGGGTTTCTGATGACCATGAAACCACTCAGTGCTGTGCTGCACGAGATCGCCACTGCGCCGACCGTGGAGACCATCACCCCGCAGCAGCGCCCGCTGACCGATCGGGATTCCAAGATGGTGGCCACCCTGTTCGAGCAGCTGAAAGCGGTGTTCCCGGCATGGAAACAGGCATTCCCCACTGACGACCATCAGCGCCGCGCACTGGCCGAGTGGACCCGCGCCCTGGTCGATGCCGGTTGCACCAGCCGCGAACAGCTGCAGCTTGGCATGCGGATGGCCCGCAGCCATGGCGGGGACTTCTTCCCGAGCACCAGTAAGTTCATCAAGTGGTGTGAGGTGACGCCGGAGTCATTGGGCCTGCCCACGCTGGATAGCGCGCTGGTTGAGGTTCGCACCCGCCGTTACACCCATTCCGCCGTTGAGCTGGCCGCCAAGGCTACCAGCTGGGAGCGCCAGACCCTGAGCGCAGACGCTTACCGCGCCGTGTTCGATCAGGCATACGCCCAGCTGGTGCGCCGGATGATGGCCGGTGAAGACCTTAACGCCGAGGTAATGAAGGGGCTGCCGACCAGAGCGCAGATCAAGCACAGCCCGGAGTTTTACCAGCAGACAGGCCAGCGCGCCGTGGCAAACCTGAAAAAGCTGTTCAAGCGGGGAGGTGAGCATGGTGGCCAATAAACACGAGCTGATCGCCAATGCGGCCATGGCTCAGCTGCACAAGATGTGGCCCTGCACCTTCGATATCGAGATCCCGGAGGCGCCAGCAGGCTGGAGCTGGACCATGGCGCAGAACGACGGTGAGTTCGCCCCGCGCCCGGCCGAGGTCAAGGCCAGCATCCTGCAGCGCAATACGGTACCGAAGTCTGCACCTGTGGGCCGCCAGGTCTCTTTGCGAGCCTGCGAGATGCAGGCGGAGGCCCTTGTCTATGTGCGTGATCGCGAGGTGACCGATGAGGCTGTTCAAGCTGAGCTGCAGCCACTGCTGGCCCAACTGCACCGCGAGGGTGTGACGATAACAGGGAGGATGGCGTGATGGCGGTGACGTTCAGTGATGCCTGTGAGCGGGACATTCGCCGCGCCCGGTATGTGCGGGTGGCGGTGTACCCGGAGGTGAAGGACTGGTTGCCGGTGCAGGTGCGCCTTGAGGTGTCGGATTGCCCGCGGCAACTGGGGTTCACCTCCCAGGCCCACCGGGCCGGGCACTACCTGGTACAGGGTGCCGAACTGGCTGAGGTGATGAAGGCGGTGAACGCCCTGCGCGGCCAGCAACAGCGGCCCGCCACGCTGGAGATGATCCCATGCGCGATTTCATGAGGGGTACCCTGATGGTGGTGGTGCTGGTGAGGTTAGCGGTGTATCTGGCCGCGAATGTGTCGATGGGGGTGAGGTGATGGAACTGATGATGCGGGGGGCAACCCCTTTGACGATGACCAGCGTGGAGATCGCCGAGCTGACCGGAAAGCGCCACGACAACGTGATGGCCGATATCCGCAAGATGCTGGTGGAAATTCAATCTCCTGAGAAGTCAGGCGATTACCAGGATGGCCGTGGTCGCACCCAGCCGTGCCTGTTGCTGGACAAGGACGAGACCCTTTGTCTGGTGGCCGGTTACAGCGCCCAGTTGCGGATCCGGATTATTCGCCGCTGGCAGGAGCTGGAGCAGCAAGCCCACCAGCCCGCGATGATGATCCCCCAGACCCTGCCGGAGGCACTGCGCCTTGCTGCCGAGCTGGCCGAGCAGAAGATGGCGCTGGAACAGAAGGTGGCGATGGATGCCCCGGCGGTGGAGTTCGCCAAGCAGATCGCCAGTGTGGAGAAGGGGATCACCTTGTCGGCGTTCGCCAAGACGGTGGGCCTTGGCCCCAATACCCTGTTCACCCTGCTGAGGGAACGCAAGATCTTGATGAGTTGCCGCGGGGAGCGCTGGAACCTGCCGATGCAGGAGTATGTGGACCGAGGGCTGTTCGCGACCCGGGAGAGCTCGTTTGACAGCAACGGCGAGCGGCGGATCAGCTTCACCCCCCTGATCACCGGCAAGGGCCAGCAGTGGCTGGTGGAGCGACTGATCCGTGACGGCATCCTGCGTGGGGTGGCCGCATGAGTCACAACCTGGCCCTGTTGCCATCAGCTGAACGGCAGCGCATCGAGTTGATCAAGCAGGCGCACCTGCTGGTGTGGCGCCGTCGCCGCAACGAGATCGGGCGTGAGGTCGTGGTGGCCGCCATCGATGAGGTGGATGAAGAGCACCGTGAGTGGTTTCGCCAACAGTTGAACGCGATCAGGGGGCAAGCGTGAGCGCAGGTAACGCCGTGTTTGTCGAAGCGCTGGGGCTGGCCCTGGTGCCGCTGGGCGACAGCCTGCCGGCGGTGAGGCGCCAACTGGCTGGCAAGCCGGTGCGTCTGGTGAGCGATCAGGGGGCTGACCTGCTGGCCCAGTTCTCTGAGTTGGTGTCGGCCCTGGCCTGCGCCGCGGTGGTCAATGCCGCCGGTGGGGAGCTGCTGACCGCCAATGCCACTGCTTGCGTGATAGCCGATGGCTGCATTGGGGAAACCGTCACCGCAGAGGTGGAGGGGGTCCATCTGCCTTTGTGCTGGCATCACGACAACGAGCACCGCAATGGGCAGTTACCGATCCGCCTCGCCGATGTGGCCGGGTGGCTGGCGCAGCTTGTGCTGCAGCGGGTCGCTGGCTGGTGTGGGGTGGCCGCTGCTGACCTGACTGCCCGGGATCTGTGCTGGTGGGCGACCGTCTATAAGGTGCTGCCTTCATTGCCGGATCCGCTGCTGCGCTCTGCCTGTCGCCTGGCACCCATCGAACCGGATCGGAAGTGGTCGCCCCGTGGTAACCGGGAGACCGATGCTCGCTATCGTGATCATCGCCTTGAGGTGGCAGAGCGCGATCCACTGGCCGATCTGCGGGCTCGCATCAATGCCAAACCGGCCATTCGCCAGATTGATCCTGAGCCTGCGGCCTTGCATTTAGGCAAGCCCAAACGACAGCGCTGGGAGTGTGCGGCCTACTTGGCTTTTGTTCGACAGTTGCCCTGTGTGGTGACGGGCCAGCGCGAGGGCATCGAGGCGCACCACGTTGTGGGTCACGGGATGAGTGTGATGGGCAGCAAGGCGCATGACCTGATGTCGTTCCCACTCGCCCACCAGCCACACATGGAGTTGCACCGGATCGGGTGGAAGGCTTGGGAGGCCAAGCACGGTTCGCAGTTGGAGCACGTTATCAACACTCTGGAGCTGGCTTGCTCCTTGGGAGTGTTCAATGCCAAAAGCTGATTCATGGACAGTGACCCTGCCATGGCCCCCTTCAACCAACCGGATCTGGCGCAATGTGGCCGTGAGCGGTAAGCCCAGAACCCTGCTGAGCCAGGAGGGGAGGGTTTATCGCAAGGCTGCGGCCGATGCCTGCCTGGTTGCCAAGCTGGCCGGCAAGCAGATTCCCGATCGGCTGGCCTTGCGGCTGGTGGTGCAGGCCCCTGACCGTCGAGCCCGGGATCTGGATAACACGGTGAAGGCGGTGCAAGACGCCCTGACCCACGCCGGGGTGTGGCTGGACGATAGCCAGATCGACCGGCTGCTGGTGGAGCGCGGGCCGGTAGTGAAAGGGGGAATGGTGTCGGTAACAGTGGAGGTGATGAGTGCGCTTTGAATATGCAATTACCGTAGGGGATCCGCGTTCTGTGATGCTGCAGGCCTATCAGGCCCAGTCAACGGGGCGTTCTCATCTGACAAAGAGTGATGTGATGACGGCATTGGGAATGGTTCAGAAGCACAATGGTGCCGGCATGGCGCTGGTGATGGCGCGTTACTGCAAAGACCTAGGGGATGCCAAGAAGGCCCTGCTAGCTGTGCAAGCCGAGTGCGCCAAGATTGCCCCCCGCTATGTGGGGGCCAACAAGGAACGTGGCCATGGCATGGCCTTGCGCCGGGTGGCCGAGCTGGCCCTGGAACACTACTGCCGCACTGCTGACACTCCTGGGGCTTCCTGTCACCCGCAGTTCTGCCGGGGGCGGGGAGTGATCCGCGACCTGGAACTGAGCCGCCTGCACGGCAAGGCGATTGATAAGGTGTGCCCACGCTGTGGTGGTACCGGGCTACGCCCCATCCCGGGTACTCAGATCAGACGCGCCATTGAACCGTTGGCTGGTGGACTGACCCGTGGGCAATGGGAGCTGGGCTGGTATCCGCTCTATCTGGCCGTGCTGGATTGGTGCCACCAGCAGGAGTCAGCGGCGCAGACGCGCTATTGGTATACGACGCGGTAAGTCACTTGCCCCTAGAACCCCGCTTCGGCGGGGTTGTTGCTTGTGCAGGTGAGGGTGGCTTGACGGCCACCTGCAATTTTGTGTAGGCTGATTGCCAACGATGGAAGACTGCACCCGAAAGGTTGCGGTTTTTTTTGTTTCTTGCTCTCAAACCTCGGCTTAGCCGGGGTTTTTTCGTTTCTGGGGTGGATTCATGAATCAAGGCCATGAGCAGATCGCTACCACTGTGGTCGGTGAAACTGCGAAATCTGCCCCTCCTGTAGCGGTGGTGAGTATGTCGTGGGCTGGTGTCTCTTTGAATGACTGGGTGCTGATCGCGACGCTTGTGTGGCTTTCGGTTCAGATCGGCTGGTTTATCTGGTCGAACATCATCAAGCCACGCGCCAAGCAGGTTGGGTAGGCATGACAAAAGTACGAATTGCCATAGTGGCGCTCACTCTCAGTGCTGCCGGCTTTGTGGGGATCCTGAATCGGGAGGGGTTTGAGCCGACGGCTTACCCCGACCCCGTACACGGTACCAAGCTCCCCACTATCGGCTTTGGGAGCACCGAAGGGGTCAAGATGGGTGACACCATCACGCCCGTCGCCGCGGTGAACAGGAGCCTTCGGGAGGTGCGGGTGTTCGAGAATGCCCTCAAGGCCTGCATCAAGGTGCCACTCCACCAGTATGAGTTCGACGCCTATGTCGAGCTCTCCCACAACATCGGTCCCGGCGCCTTCTGCCGATCCACCATCGTGAAGCGCCTGAACGCTGGCGACTACCCCGGGGCCTGCGAGGCGATCCTGCTATTCAAGCGCTCCGGCAACCAGGACTGCTCGGTACCGGGGAACCGGGTATGCCCCGGGCTCTGGAAAGACCGGCTGCGCCTCAATGCGAAGTGCAAGGGGGTGTGATGGGAGTGACTCAGCAGAGCAAGGTGCTGCCGTTCCTGGCCGGTGCCTTGGTGATAGCCGCCCTGGCCGGCGGCGGTGTGGCGCTCTATCGCTCCGGTCATGCTGCTGGGGAGGAGGGGGAGCGCAAGACCTGGCAGGCAAAGTGGAATGAAGAGGCTGCCCGCCTTGCCACAGCCAGAACTAAGGCTGAGCTGAAGGCTCGGGAGGAAGAGCAGCGCCGGCAGGCTGAAATCGATGAGGTGAGAGACCATGCACAAGAAGAAATCGCCCAAGCGCAGGCTGATGCCGCTGCTGCTGACCTTGAGTCTGGCCGGCTGCGCGAGCAAGCCCGCCGCCTGGCAGCCCGAGCAAGTCAGTGCGCCAGCAATCCCGGGGCTGCCCAAGGAGGCCCGGCAGCCGGACATCCTGCCATGGTGCTCGCCGACCTGCTCAGCCGGGCTGATGAAAGAGCGGGTGAGCTGGCAGCAGCGTATGACCGAGCTCGAGCGTCAGGACTAGCCTGCGAAAGAGCCTATCTCTCATTGACTCAACCCCGTTAACCCAACTACCGCAATACCCCACCCCCCAGGGTAAAGGTACTCCCAGCCACCCCCCGGCCTTACGGGTCGGACGGGGCGCGGTTTTTCACTACATATGAAACCCCAAGAAGTGAGGTTGTTGTTTTCATGTCAGAGCCATCAGACAAGGATCGCCCTGCGCCTGGCTGGCTGAAAAAATCCGACATGGCTGCAAGCCTGGGGATCTCGGTGCAAGCCTTTGATAAGTGGGGAGTTAAGCCAGTAAAAAAGATCGGGCGCAACGTTTACTTTGATGTGCGCTCGGTTGTGGATAACCGGATCGAGAACGCGATCCAAAAACACCAACCAACGGATCCTCAAGACATGGATGAGGATCAATTGGACTTCCAACGGTGGAGGCTCACCAAGGAGCAGGCCGACAAGGCCGAGCGCGAGAACCGGATCGCTGAGCGCCATCAGGTGCCGACCGAGTTTGCAACGTTCGCTCTGACGCGCATCGCCGCAAAGGTCAGCAGTCTGCTCGACACCGTTCCACTCACTATGCGCCGCCGTTATCCCGAATTGCAGACCAAGCACATCGAGGGGCTCCAGCGCGAACTGGTCATAGCCAGCAACGAGGCGGCCTCCCTGGGTGATCTGCTGCCGGAGTTACTGGATGAATATATCGACAGCACAAGTAAGTAGCCTGGCGGCTGCCGTAAACCTTGGGCTGTCAGCCCTGCTCAGGCCGCCGGTGCAGACCGCCGCCGAGTGGATGGATGACCATTACTACCTGCCGGTGGAGTCCTCCTATCAGGAGGGCCGCTGGAAGTCGCTGCCGTTCCAGGTGGCCATCATCAACGCGATGGCCAATGACGACATTCGAGAGGTCAATTTCGTCAAGTCGGCGCGGGTTGGTTACACCAAGATGCTGCTCGGTGTGGCCGCTTACCTGTTGGAGCACAAGAAGCGCAACGGACTGATCTGGCATCCCACTGATGGTGATGCTGAAAAGTTCGTCAAAAAGCACGTTGATCCCATGATCCGTGATGTCCCCAGACTAAAGGCGCTCGCGCCCTGGTATGGGAAGAAGCACAAAGACAACACGCTGGAGCTCAAGCGATTCGCCAACGGGCGAGGGCTAGAGATCCGGGGTGGTAAAGCGGCGGCAAACTACCGAGAAGCCTCTCCCGACTTCGGTATCTATGACGAGCTGGCCGCCTTCGATGCTGACATCGATCACGAGGGTTCGCCCACGTTCCTCGGTGACAAGCGGATGGAGGGCTCGACCCACCCCAAATCAATCCGTGGCTCTACCCCCAAGATCGCGGGGCAGTGCCAGATAGAGCGGGCGGCCAGCGAATCGCAGCACCTGATGCGTTATCACGTGAAGTGCCCACATTGCCACGCAGAGCAGTACCTCAAGTGGGGCGGCCCCGATGCCGAGTTCGGCATCAAGTGGGACGGTAACAACCACAACTCGGCGTTCTATCTGTGCGAGGCAAATGGCTGCGCCATTCGCCAGCATGAGATGGATTACGAGACGGTGGAACGCTGGATCTGCGAGCGCACCGGCATCTGGACGCGGGACTCCATCGACTGGTTCGACAGTGATGACCAACCGATCCCTCCTCCCGAGTCGGTGACCTTCCATATCTGGACGGCCTACAGCCCGCTGACGACATGGGTGCGGATTGTCTCTGACTTCCTCAAAGCGAAGGATGACCAGGGCAAGCTAAAGACCTTCGTCAACACCACGCTGGGCGAGACCTGGGAAGAGGAGACCGGTGAGAAACTGGAGTGGGAGGCGCTTGCCGCCCGCCGCGAGGTATGGCCGCACCCCGTCCCTGATGGGGTGCTCTATATCACTGTCGGGGCTGATACCCAGGATGACCGTTTCGAGTTCGAGATCACCGGCTGGGGCGTGGGGGAGGAGCATTGGGTGATCGACTACCAGCGCCTGTACGGCAACCTCGGGCACACCGAGATCTGGGATCGACTGCACGAGCAGTTCTCGCGCCAGTTTATCAAGGCCAACGGTGAGGTGATGGATATCGGCCTGGTGCTGATTGACTCGGGTGGTCACTACACCGATGAGGTCTATCAGTTCTGTCGCCGCAACCCGCGCAAATATATCCCTATCAAGGGGGCCACGGTGATGGGCAAACCCATCATCACCTTCCCGCGCAAGAAGAACCGGCAGGGCGTTTACCTGTCGGAGGTCGGCACCGACACCGCCAAGGACGTGATCTACGCCCGCCTGGCCGATGTGCCTGCATCGCTATCCGGGCCGCTGCCTGGTTACCGGCACCACCCTGTCGCCGAGTGGGCAGATGAACACTATTTCAAGGGTCTGACCTGTGAGCGAAAGCGGCTGGAGTTTATCAAGGGCCGCCGCGTCTATCGCTGGGTTAACCCATCCGGCGCCCGCAACGAGCCCACTGACTGCGCGGGTTACTCACTGGCCGCCGTGCGCCTTGGCGTCCAGCACAAAGGCTGGCGCCTGGTCGCCCGGCATCAGCCAACCACTATCAACCACGCCGAGCCGGTATCCCGCCCGCAGCCAAGACCCACGGCAGCAGGCAACAGCTGGCTCGGCACAAACTCAGGAGGCTGGCTGTGAAGCTGAGCGATATCGACAGCATGATCGAGCTGTACCTGCAGGCCGAGCGCGATGTGCTGGCCGGCAAGCAGGTAACGTTCCAGGGCCGCACCGTGACCTCTGAAAACCTCAACGAGCTCCGCTCTGGTCGGCGGGAGTGGGAGCAGCGCCGCGCCAGCGTGGCCAACCCTGTCCGTCAGCCCTATGCCGCCGCGAGGTTTACATGAGAGCCATAGATAAGTTGGTCGGGTTTATCTCCCCCGGCTGGGCAGCCAACCGGATGCGCGACCGCTTGCGAATGATGGCCTACGAGGCGGCAATGCCGTCTAGAACCCATCAGGCCAAGCGGGAACGGCGTGGCGCCAACGTGGCCACCCAGCAATCGGCGATCAGCTTGCGCGAGCAGGCCAGAGCCCTGGACGAAAACCATGACATTGTGATCGGCCTTCTCGACAAGATGGAGGAGCGGATTGTCGGCGGCAAAGGCATCCAGATCGAGCCGCAGCCCCGCTCGGTCGATGGACAGTTGCTGGATGACCTCGCCAAGGATATCCGCCGCCGCTGGGCTGCCTGGTCACTCAAACCGGAAACCACCGGCACCTACACCCGTCCCGCCATGGAGCGGCTGGCCTGTCGTACCTGGTTGCGCGATGGCGAGGTGTTTGGCCGCCGCCTGCTCGGCACCATCAAGGGCTATCAGCATCATTCTGACACCCCCTTTTCGGTGGAGGTGCTGGAACCTGACTTTGTGCCGTTCGAGATGAACAGCGTGGCGGATGGGGTCAGGCAGGGGATCAAGGTCGATGCCTGGCGCCGTCCGAAATCCTACTTTGTGATGTTCGATCACCCCGGCGAAATGCAGGGCTATCGCTACCGCACCAAGGAGGTTGAAGCCAGCGAAATGTATCACCTGGCCCTGCGCAAGCGGCTCCATCAGCTGCGCGGCGTTACGCTGCTGCACGGTGTCATCACTCGCCTCGCTGACCTCAAGTCGGTGGAAGAGGCCGAGCGCGTAGCCGCCCGGATCAGCGCCTCGCTCGCCTTCTTCATCAAGAAGGAGCACCCGGAGGGATACCAGGCGCCACCAGATGGTTCGCCTGCGCAAGCGCAGAGAATGATCGACATCACGCCGGGCATGACCTTTGACGACCTGCGCCCCGGCGAAGATGTCGGGGTTATCCAGTCCAACCGGCCAAACACCGCTCTGAACATCTGGCGAGCTGGTCAGCTGCGCTCATCCTGTGCCGGCACCCGCAGCCAGTATTCGAGCGTGGCCCGCGACTATGACGGCACCTATTCCGCCCAACGCCAGGAGCTGGTCGAGGGGTGGGAAGGCTTTGCCGTGCTGCAGGATGAGTTTGTGGCCAACTGGTCGCGCCCTGTTTATCGGGATTGGTTGCTGGCCGAAACCCTGCGCAGCAAAGACCCGCTCAAGCTGCCTCCCGAGCTGGATATGAAAACCCTGTTCGATGCCATCTATCTGGCGCCAGTCATGCCCTGGATTGACCCGGAGCGTGAGGCCAACGGCTGGAGAGCTGTGATTCGTGGTAGTGCTGGCACGGTGACTGAGTGGATCCGGGCTCGCAACAGGAACCCTGACGAGGTGCGGGACCAGCGTCTTTCCGAACTGGAATGGGAGAAGCAAAACAACGTCATCACCGATTCCAACCCAGCCAATGATCCAGGAGCACAACCCAGTGAAAAAGCACCACCTGACGGCGGCGGTCCAGACCGCGCTGATGCCAGCGCGAGCGGAGGCCGCCAGCGACCAACCCGCCGCCGATAACCAGAGCCCCCGCAGCTGGTACACCATCAACGCCCTGGCCGCCTCAGAGCCCACGGTAGAGATCTACATCTATGACGTGATCGGCTACTGGGGTGTGTCGGCTCAACAATTCATCTCGGACTGCAAGGCCGCCGGGGTATTTAGTGCCAAGCAAATCAATCTGCACATTCACAGCCCCGGCGGTGATGTGATGGACGGGTTTGCCATCTACAACACCCTAGCCCGCCTCACCTGCAAGATCGACATTTGGAACGATGGCCTGGCGGCCAGTATGGCCTCGGTCATTCTCTGCCTGCCCAATGCCACCGTGCATATGCCGAGCAATGCCTGGGTGATGATCCACAAGCCGTGGTCTGGCGCAGTCGGCAATGCGGACGACTTGCGAGATCTGGCCGATTGGCTGGATCGCAACGAGGCGCTGCTGCTCAACGCCTACGAGAAGAAAACCGGCAAGCCCCGCGAGGAGCTGGCCGCGCTACTGTCGGCAGATACCTGGCTCGATGGCCTGCAGGCCAAAGAGATGGGGTTTGTCGATGTCCTGGAAGAGCCGATCTCGGCTGCCGCCTACGTGAACGAGAACAAGATGAAAGACTTTAACAACATTCCTACCCAGGCCCGAACCCTGTTCGGCGCCAAAGCGAACGCTGGCACAGCTGCTCCTGTACCGGCCAATCCCACCACGACCGCCGTTTTGCCTGGCCAACCCCAGCAGCCCGCTGGTGATGATGCTGTCGCTGCCTTCAAGCGACAGGAGCAGGCTCGCCGCAATGACATTCAGGATCTGTTTGCGCTGACTGGCGGCCGCTTCCCTGAGCTGATGGCCGAGTGCCTGGCTGATATGGATGTTTCCGCCGCCGCTGCGAAAGAGAAAATCAAGGCAGCGCTGGGCACCGGCGCCAGTGAAACCGGCCCGCTGGGTTCCACCGTGCATATCCACGCTGGCAACGGCAACCTGATCGGCGACTCTGTTCGCGCCTCCCTGATGGCTCGCTGTGGTCATGCAGAGAAAGAGCGCGACAACCGCTATGACGGTTTCAGCTTGCGCGAGCTGGCGCGGGCATCACTGGAAGGTCGCGGGGTATCCACCTCCGGCATGAGCCCGATGAACTATGTCGGCATGGCCTTCACCCACACCAGTTCCGACTTTGGCAAGATCCTGATGGATGTCTCCAACAAGTCAGTGCTGGAAGGTTGGGAATCCGCCAACGAGACCTTCGAGAAGTGGACGCGCAAGGGCACCTTGTCCGACTTCAAGGTAGCCCAGCGTGTCGGCTTGGGTGATATCGCCAGCCTGCGCAAAGTGCGCGAGGGTGCTGAGTACAAGCACATCACCCTGAACGACACCGGTGCCACCATCCAGCTGGCGACCTACGGCGAGCTGTTCTGCATCACCCGCCAGGCGATCATCAACGATGACCTCGACCTGCTGACCCGCATCCCGAAACTGATGGGGGCGGCGGCGCGTGGCACCATCGCAGATCTGGTCTATGCCGTGTTGACCCAGAACATCAAGATGCCGGACAACAAGCAGTTGTTCCACGCCGATCACTACAACCTGCTGAGCGGCGCAGACTCTGCCATGAGCATCAAGGCACTCTCTGCTGCCAAGGCGCTGATGCGCAGCCAGAAGGCGGCCGCAGAAGGTGGCAAGGGTCGCGCTCTCAACATCCGCCCGGGCTTTGTTCTGGTGCCGATTGAGCTGGAAGATACCGCGCTCCAGCTGATCAACAGCACCTCCGTCCCCGGTGCCGATGCCAACTCCGGCATCAGCAACCCGCTCAAGGGCTTCGCCGAGGTGATCGGTGAGCCGCGCCTCTCCGATAGCGATGTGGCTCAGTGGTTCCTGGCTGCGCAGGGTGGCGACACAGTTGAGGTTGCCTATCTGGACGGCATGGATGCGCCCTGGATTGAGCAGCAGGAAGGCTTCACCGTTGACGGCGTGACCACCAAGGTTCGCATCGATGCGGGGGTTTCTGCCCTCGACCATCGCGGCCTTGTCAAGGCTGCCGGCAAGTAATCGGAACGGCCCGCAACATGGCGGGCCATCTTTTGGCAAACAAACAGGAACAGCAACATGGCAAAGAATTTCGTTTGTACCGGCACCCAGCTGGCGTTTGCAGCCCCGGCCGGTGGTGTGGTTGCCGGCAAGCCTATCAAGATGGGCGCACTGACCGTTGTCCCGCTGGAGACCGCCGCCGCTGGCACCGAGTTTACCGGCGCCCTGTCCGGTGTCTGGTCTCTCCCATGCGACACCGCATTGGCTATCGGTGCGGCCGTCAAGTGGGATGGTGCCAAGCTGGTCGCGGACACCACCAAGGACGCGGACGACTTCGGCAAGCTGGTTAGCAGCGGCGCCAGCGGTTACGCCGCCGCGCTGATCGTCCAGTAATGGTGACCGGCTCCCGCTGGCAGCGGGCGGTCAGTCGCCTCAACGTGGCCGTTGATCAAGCCATGGGTATCGATGCCGTTGTCGCCGGTCAGCCGTTGACCGTGATCTATGACGAACAGCCTGATGCATTTGCCCAGGTGGCGACAGTGCTACGCGAGCTCGCTGTGAGCAGTCCGCCGCCCGGGGTGCGTTTTCGTAATGGTGACAAGGTAGAGGTGCCAAGCCTTGGCCTAGTGACCACTGTCAGAGACGTGCCATACATGCGGGCTGGCCAGTTGATCATCCCCATCAAGTGAGGAAGCCATGCCCATCAAGCAAGACTTGGACAAGGCGCTGGCGAACCTGAATCTGCTGCCGACCAAGCTGGTGCCGAAGGCGAGCGCTCAGGCGGTCAACCGGGTGGCGGCTGGCGCGTCCAGTCGGGCTATCCGGTTGACCGCCAAGGATAGCCGGGTGCAGGTGCCCGCCAAGTTGCTGCGCCCCCGGGTGAAGATCTTCAAGGCGTCACAGCAGAAGCCATCAGCCACGATCAGGGTGCGCCGCCGCCCTATCCCCTTGATCAAGGTGGGGGCCGTCCAGCAGCGCCTGGTGCGCTATCGGCAGAGCGCCTTCACGGGGATTGGGGACATGCAGGTCGGTCGTCATCGTGTGCCTGGTGGCTTCATCGCTGACGGTGGCCAAGGCTTTGGCGAATACCGGCGGGGAGGTGGCTATGCGGCCACCAAGCTCAAGAGCTGGCAGATCTTGCGCCGGGTCGGCAAAGGCCGTCATGCCCTGGAGGTGATGCGGATCCCGCTGGTGACCCCGATCACCGAGCACTATGAACGGGAATCAAAAGCGGGCATGACCCGTGACATGCCGCGCGAAATGCAGCGGGCGCTGTTGCGTCAGCTTCAATTGGCATTCAAATGAGGGTAGGATCCCGATCTTCACTCAAGGAGAGATCATGATCATCCTGAAAATCGTGGTAGCCCTGCTGATGCTGGCGCTGATCGCCATCGGCACCTGGCAGGGCGGCTGGCTGGGGTTCGTCATCACAGTCGGCGTGACCCTTATCCTCAATGGCATGTTTAACCGCTGGGATGCCAAACGGCAAACCACGTCAACCAGATAACCCGCTTCGGCGGGTTTTTTATTGGACTCATCATGACAATACGAACCGACATTCGGGAGGCTCTGGCCGCCCGGGTGAAGGCCGCCGTGCCTAATCTGCTGGATGCCATCCCAGGCCGCCCGGTGGCCGTGTCCGCCGAGGATCTGCCCCTGGCGTTCTGCTACTTCCTCGAAGGCGGCGAGGGGGAATATTCCCTGGATATGGAGGGCGAGCGGGCGCAGCTCATGGTGTCCCTCTACGTGGCAGAAACCAACCAGGCCGACGCCGATCTCGATGCGCTGGCCGACCAGCTCGCGGCCCTGCCCGAGGATGACCTGGACGGCCTGCTGCTGGCTGGGCTGGAGCCCGCCGGCTGGCAATACGGCGTGGACGAGCAGGCCACCGGCCTGGCCTCGCTCACCCTCAACTTCAACGCAACCTGGAGTGAAAACTGATGACAATCGAAGGAACCAAGCCGGTCAAGGGCGCGGGCACCCAGTTGTACATGGCTGCCCAAATCGGCGAAGCCAAGCCCAACCCCGCCACCGAAAGCACCGTGATCCGCCTGGCGGACATCAAGGAGCTCACGCCGCCTGAAATGACAGCCGAGGAAGTCGAGGAATCCTACCTGGACTCTGATAACCCGGAGTGGAAGGAGAAGGAGGCCGGCCAGATCGACCCGGGCCAGCTATCCCTGACCCTGGCCTGGAAGCCTGCCGACACTACCCAGCGCCTGCTGTGCAACCAGCTCGGCCAGGAGCGCCGCTGGTTCTTCATCAAGTACCCCAACGGCGCCTGGGATGGCTTCTACGGCTTTGTCAGCAGCGTGGGCAAGTCGGTACAGGCAAAAGAGACCATCACCCGCTCGGTGAAAATCTCCCTCTCTGGCCGTCAGTCCCCGGCAGAATCTGACTGGAACCCCAACGCATGACCGAGCCGCACATTGACAGCCGCACACTCAGCCTGGTTACCCCCGGCGGGTTGACCTCCGAGGTCACCGTCCGGGCGCTGACGGCCCTGCAACTGTTCGACTACCAGACCTATCTGGCGGACGTGGAGTGGCCTGCCCAGCCCCCGGAAGGGGATGACAAGGCCGCCCATAAATACACCCTGCAGGTGCAGAGGGTGGTCTATGAGCTGAACGCCACCATGGCCGCCTATGGCCTGCACTACCTGAACCCGGCGGACACCCTCGACGAGGCCCGCCAGCGGGTCATGAACAGCTACCCGCTGCCCGATCACATCATGCGCCTCGCGGTGGCGGTGAAGGCGCTGAGCGGCCTGGCCACCCCGGCGCCCTCGGCGGGGGAGCCCCAGGAGGATGACGGGACAACCAAAGAGCCCGCCGACCCAAAAAAAGCCTAGCGGCCGAAAAGGCGTTCATCCTGAGCCTGGCCCGCCAGTTTGGCCGAGCAGACTGGCGGCGCTGGCTGAGTGAGTTTTCCGCCGCTGAATACCTCGACTGGGTGAAGGATTTTTCGGAGCACCCGACCGATTACCGGATCCGCCAATACGAAACCGGCCAGATCTGCGCCCTCCTGCTGAATGTCCACCTCAAGGCCGAGCACTGGGTCAGCCCCTCCGAGTTTTACTACAACCGCCCCGCGCCAGTGGTGGTGGAGCAAAGCGACGAGGACATCGCCAGCCTGGCCGCCACCATCCCGGGAGTAGAGAGAACCTATGTCAACTCAGATAGCTGATCTGCGGGTGCTGCTGAGCGCCGATCTCTCGTCCCTGCCCGCCGATGTGCGCTCGGCGGCGAACGTGCTGAAAAGCTATGCCGCCGACGCCCAGCGTTCCGAGGATGCCACCCTCAATTTCGGGCGCTCGTTCGGGGAAACCGCCGATCTGCTCTCGCAGAAGTCCCAGGCCATCATCGGTGGTTTCAGCGTGATGCAGGGAGCCGTGCTCGGCGTGGTGGGCGCGGCGGTCGGCATGGCCTCGGCGGTCAGTTCGTTGGCCCAGCAGGGCCGCGAGCTGGAGCAGATGTCGCTCAAGGCCGGCGTCTCTGTCGAGAAGATGCAAGAGCTGGCCTATGCCACCGAGCAGTACAACGTCAGCGGCGACAAGCTGGCCGACATGCTCAAGGATGTGCAGGACAAGCTCGGCGACTTCTCGGCCACTGGCGGCGGCGAGTTCAAGGACTGGATGGAGAACATCGCCCCCAAAGTGGGGCTGACCGTCTCCAAGCTGCAACAGATGGCGGGCCCGGAGGCACTGATCGCCGTCCAGAACGCCATGGATGCGACCAACGTCAGCGCCTCGGAACAGGTGTTCTACCTGGAGTCTATCGCCAATGACGTCTCCACCCTGCAACCCCTGCTGCGCAATAACGGCGCCGAACTTCAACGCCTGACCGGGCACTATCGGAATCTCAACGCTGCGCTCTCCGAGACCGATATCAGTCAGCTAAAGGAAATGGATCAGCAGCTCCACGATGTGGGCCTGAAACTGCAAGGGTCGTTTGCCAAAGCGGTACTGGGGGCCTCGGAGCAGATCGACTGGCTGACCGACAAGGTGAGTTACGCGGTGGGCTACTGGGGGACGCTGTTCGACAGCTGGGCCGACAACCCCCGCACCATCGACGGCATGAGCCGTCGCCTCGGGAACCTGCGTGAAGAACTCAAGGATCTGGATGACCAGATCAAAGAGACGTCGGAGCAAAAGGCATTCGGCGGCGTCGGCCTGCTTGACGCCATTTTGGGCGACACGGCGGGCCGCGCTGCCCTGC